CTGTCTTTAATTTTATATTTTATTTCATCTTCGGTATTACCGGATATAGTACTAGATGTATTACCTGATGTAGTACTAGATGTATTACCGGATATAGTACTAGATGTATTACCTGATGTATTACCGGATGTATTACCGGATGTAGTACTAGATGTATTACCGGATGTAGTACTAGATGTATTATTACTATTAACTATTCGAACAACATTAGTATTTACTGGTTTATCTTCGCATAAATTAGTATTCGGATTTACCGAACAATTTGGATTAGAAATACACTGAAAATTATTAGTAATATCACTACAATTTATATTTTGTGGAGTAGTCGTTGTTGATGGAGTAGTTGTTGTTGGTGGAGTAGTCGTTGTTGATGGAGTAGTCGTTGTTGATGGAGTAGTTGTTGTTGATGGAGTAGTTGTTGTTGATGGAGTAGTTGATTGACCACCAATGGTAAACATTTGCTTGGTATCTAATATATAATCTTTAAATTGAATTAATAAAAATGTTAGCAATATAGATATTATAATACCTAAATGATTATTATATTTAACAGTAATATATACAATACATATATAAATAAAAATTATAATTATATTTATAATGTTATCAATTATCATTAATATATTATTACATATTTTTTTTAAAAAATAAATATATATAAAAATATAAGTAAATATATTATTATATGTCTAATGAAAATAATAATTATAATTTAAATACTAAATGGGTTTTGTGGTGTCATTCTTTAACAAATAAAAATTGGGATAAAGATAGTTATAATAAAATATATGAAATTAAAAATTTGTATGATTATAATAGTTTTATAGAAATAATAGAAAAACAAAATTATTTTGATAGTATGTTTTTTTTAATGCGTGATAATATTTATCCTATATGGGAAGATGAAAATAATGTAGATGGTTGTAGTTTAACTATAAAAATACCCAGTTCAGATGTAAAAAAAGAATGGGACAATTTAGTATTAAAATGTATATCAGAAAGTATACATAAAAAATTAGAAAATTATAATAATATAACTGGATTATCAATTACTCCAAAAAAAGAATTTAATATAGTTAAAATATGGTTTAGAGAAAATATAAAAAATTTAGATATTATAGATAAACAAATTAATTTGTATGAACCTTACTTAAAATTTAATAATATAAAACTCAAAAAACATAAATATTAAGGATTTGTATTTGGTGCTAAACATAATCTAATAGTACCCAAAGAAGCAACTGTATATTGTATAATTAATGGATAATCATTTTTAATATATAACTGTATTTGATTACATAAATTAGTACATTTAGTAAATAGTATTAAATATTTCAAGGAGAATACCCCTTGTATAGGATAATTTTCGTTTGCTGTATTTTTAAATTGTAAACCATCTTGAGTTTCTCCTAAGGTTGTAATTTGATTAGCAAAATCACCATTACAACTTAACATTAATGAATTTGATACACTCTTAATTTCCATATTATCTCCAATATTAACCATATCCCTTATGAGTTTCTGAAAATCTGTCGATGGTAATGTTAATTCAGTCTCAAATTCTATTGGTGGTATACTAATATCTTCTTCTGGTATATCTAATAAATTTAATTCGTATACCGTTTGAGTCTTTTTATCTTGATTATTAATTATAATTCCTAATTTATTTTCATTATTTTCTTTGATATAAAAGGATAAAGTATCAGTATTATTCATAGTTTTAATTAATTTAAATAAATTTAACATATTTAAACCAATTTTCATATCTTTTTTACAACTAAAATATTCAAAATTATCTGCGTTTAATTTCATATGTATTAAGACAGTATGCGATGAATCCATAGCTATTAACTTAATACCAGATTTATCTATAATCATATTTGTATCTGTTAATATTTCTTTTAATGCTTCAACTAATATTCTAATAGCTGAAGACTGGACGGTTCTGATATCAATAATTTTTTCATCATTATTCATTTTTTTAAATTTATATATATTTATTTTATATTCTTTATATCTATATAAAACGAATAATTAATTTTTTATCATAAATCTCGGAGCCATTGACATAGATAAAAGTTCCTGAAACAATAATTTACAAGAATAAGGTATATAAATTTTACTAAATGAACTATAATTATTACAATTTTTACATTCAAAAATATTTACGGTATTAGATGATATACATATTAATCCACATTTATTACATATACAACAACTAAATTTATCTGATACTTCCATTAATCTTTCTTTTAGAAATTTAGATGAACCATGAGCAATCATACAATCTCTTTCCATTTCTCCAAATCTTAAACCACCATGTGAAGATCTACCCTCTGCTGGTTGTCTAGTCATAGAAACAACAGGACCTTCCGCTCTTGAGTGTATTTTATCTTCAGTCATATGTTTTAATCTCTGATAATATGTTGGTCCCATAAATATTGAAGTTTTTAATTGTTCACCACTATATCCATTATATAATATTTCATTTCCATACTTTTCAAAACCATATAGTTCTAGATTATTTGATATATCTTCAACTTTAGTATCATTAAAAGTTGTTGCGTCACCTTGATAACCACCTAACAAACATACTTTACCTAGCAAACATTCCATCAGTTGAGCTATAGTCATTCTACTTGGAATGGCATGAGGATTAACTATTATATCTGGTACCATACCATCTTTATTAAATGGCATATCAGATTGTTCTATTATCATACCAATTGTTCCTTTTTGACCGTGTCTACTTGAAAATTTATCACCTATATATGGTATTCTAGAATTTCTTACCCTTACTTTACAAAATTTATACCCGTCTCCATTTGTGTCTAAATAATTATCATCTATATAACCATATTCATTTGTTTTTAATAATGTGCTACTATCAACAAATTTATTTTTATCATTTTTATTTGGTTTTATTTTTCCAATTATTATATCTTCATCTGTAACATATGTATTTTTTTCTATAAAACCATTATCATTTAATTTACTATAATTTGATGGTTTAGAAAATAATAAATTTGTATTATCTGGTTTACAAAATTTATCTTCTTCACCTGTTAATTGGTTTTTCTTTTCATCATCTTTATAACTTCTATAAAATGAAGAATTAAATAATCCCCTTTCTACTGCTGATTTATTTATTAAAACAGAATCTTCTTGATTATAACCAGTATAAGATGCTATTGCCACTATAACATTAATACCATTTGGTAATTTATCTAAATTCATATGTTTTGATAATACAGTATTAATCAATGGTTTTTGTGGATAATGTAAAATATGACTAAATGTATCAAACCTATCGGAAAACTTGGTTGAATGAATACCAACTGCTTGTTTACCCATAGCAGATTGATAAGTATTTCTAGGTGCCTGATTATGATGAGCGAAAGGAATACAAGATGCTAATGCTCCAAGTATTAAACTCGGATTAATTTCACAATGAGTATATTTTTTTGATTTATTATTTAAATCACTTGGTTTTGTAGCAATTAAACAGTTATTTACTTCATAAGAATCTATATATTCTATACAATATAAGTCTATATCACTTTTACCTTGAATTATCAAATCTACCCATTTAACATTATTATTTTTTATATAATCTTTAATAAATTCATTATATAGTAAAGTATTATTTTCATCTACTTTTAATAAAGGTCTTATACATCTTCCTCTATCACTATATATATATAAAATATTATGTTCATAATCTATATAAAATGATATATTATGATGAATTAATCCATATTTTCTTTTTTCTTTTAATAATTTAACATTTTCAATTACATTTTTTATAAAACCAATATATAAACCATTTACAAATAATTTTGTAAATTCTAATTTATCAAAAGTATATATATCTATATTTTCTAATAATATAATATCATCTTTTAGCAAAACATAAATTATGTCTGGAGAAATGTAATTTGTTACTTCACAACTCATTGAATAATTTTTTACTAAACCAACTGATTGACCTTCTGGTGTTTCAGAAGGACATAACATACCCCATTGAGTACCATGTAGTTTTCTTGGTGGTATTAACTTTCCTGTTGTATCACCAGTAGTAGCAACCCTTCTCAAATGTGATAGAAAACTTAAATAACTTAATCTATTTAAAACTTGAGAAACACCTTGTTTATTATTATTATTTTTCAAACCCCAATTACCTGTAGCTAGAGCACTTTTTAAACTTGTTTCAATATAAGATGATTTTATAATTTTATTTATATTTATTGAATTAATTATATTTGGATAATCCTTATTTATATTACATAATCCGTTAGTTGCTTCTTTACCTATAAAAATTTTTGTATCTTTAATTATTCTATTAATACATTGTAAAGTTATATTACCTAATAATACACCTGGAGTTTCAATCCTTTTTTGTAAATAACTATCCCTATCATCCGAATCATAAATACCCAAATAATATTTAATTAACCGATTAATTACATAACCAGTATATTTAACTTTGTTCCGTTCACTAATATGTGGTAAATAATTTTTACTAATTAAATCTTTTGTATATTCTATTTTCTTTTCATCTGTAGAAATATAACTATTAAATGTTATATGTTTTATTAAATATAAATATGCTTCCTTTTCTGTTTTTATTTCCCTAGCTTCATTAATAGAAGGTAACAATATTTTTATCATCATATCATCTAATTCTTTATCACTATTATCAATTATATTATAAATTATTTCTTTATCATTTTCACAACCAAACAATTTAAATATTATAATAATAGGAATATCTTTTTTTATACTTGAAATACCAGTATATATATTATTATTATAAATATCTGGTTTATTAGTTATTTTAAAACTACAAACTCTTGGTAACATGAATTTATCTTCTTTACAACATCTTATTTCAGCTGTATACTTATATTTATTAGAATTTTTATTATTATTAAATATTTGTATAAGATTATTTGCTATTTTTTCTTGACTAATTATTACTTTTTCATTACCATTTATTATAGTATAACCACCTAAATCATAAATACACTCTTCATTTGGTATATGTGTTTTACTAGTTACACAATATTTCGATTTTACTATTAATGGAATCTTTGATAAAACAATATCTTTTATATATTTTTCTGGTAATTCTATTTTTTGATCGTTATCTTCAAATATAGTCACTATTACAGATATATCTATTTTTATTGTTAAAGCATAAGTATAATTTCTTAATCTAGCTATATTTGGTGTCATTATTTTTGAACAACCATTATTTTCTATACATAATGGTTCTTCAACTCGAATATTATGAACATTCATTTTTATAGATTGTATTTTTGATACATCATTATTAAATTCAACATTTATAGGAAATGATTGATTAATTATTTTTGGTATTATATTATCTATAAAATCATTATAAGAATCTGTTTGATGATTTACCAATATATTATTTTGTTGAAAATATGTATTAATAATTTCATCTGTAGAAATAGAACTCATTCTAATTTAAAATTTAATAGTAATTTATTTTTATATACTTTTAAAAATAAATAAATCAAATTATTTGTAAAATAAAATTAAAAAATATATATTATTATTATCTTTCCGTATTATAATTCATACCAGAATTACTAGTAGTTGGTACAGGTGAATTATTAGTTGGTACAGGTGAATTATTCTTATTATAATTCATACCATAATTTCTAGTAGTTGGTACAGGTGAATTATTAGTTGGTA